TATATTAAGATATTTAATCTTATATGTTTTTATATTAAAATATTTTAATATGGTAGAATAATGAGTCTTGATTATATAAAAGTTTTATTATATTATATATTACTAAGTTTTATAGTATCTATCATCGCTTTATTTATTAGATCTAAAAGTTTCGAACCTATTAAAATATTAACATTAACAATTATAATTGCAATTATATTATATGTGGTTGATTTATCTACAAATTATACCTATATTAATAATACCTATAATTTGGGTTTAAGTAATATGTGAAAAATGAGTACATAATTAAAAAATATTTAGAAATTTATAAAAGTTTATAAAAGTTTAAGAAAAATAAAATTATGTACTCATTTTAATATTAGTAAATTATAAGGAAGGTATTATTTTATAATTTAAATCTATACAAATCTTCTTCCATATTTGGTCTTGAATATATAATTTCTCTCTACTTTTTAATAATGGAAAATACTTTAAATACCCATTTAATCCTAATATTTGAAAGAATTTGTATAAAACATAACTATATGAAAGAAAGTTTTTCCTATCTTTAGGACAATGTTTTAAAAAGGGGGCTTGAATACTTCTAAACATACTGCACAACTTATCTTCTAATTCTGGACTAAATTGCGGTGTAGGTATTCCGTTAATTCTATTTATAATATAATTAATATGTTCATAATATTTATTTATTCTCAGTCTTTTTAGGATATCTCTCATTTTTAAATATGTTATCTTCTTTAAATCTGTAATCTTTTCCTTCTTAATCTCTATTAAAATTTTTTCAAAAATTTCATCTGGAATATCGGTACTTTCTTTTCCTTGTACTTGGTTACACCATTCTCTAAAATGATTTATTCTTTTATAACAAAAGTGAGAAGTATCCTTTGTATTTTGTTTTAATATAGGTCTATTTTGCTCTACTAATAATAATTCTTGATATCCGCAAAAATTACAAACGATTATTGCGTCATATTGAAGACATGTCATACTATTTTTACAAACCTTGCAAATTTCTATATTTTCTTCTTCAACTGTTCTGATATATTTATTATTTATTATCGCCATATATTTATCTACTAAAGAACTTTTATCTTGTAGAGCTTCTGTTTTATCCTTATCGGTATCATTATCAATGAATCCCTTCTCATAAAAACTATTATCATCATTATCATTATTATAACTATTATTATAATTACTAATAATTCTATCGCCGGTATTATATTCGCAACTATTGTTTTTTTCGTTATCTAAAGTTTTTTCTTCAATTTGTTTTTTATTATTTATATTATTTAATGCTTCCAAAACATTGATTGTATTAATGTTAATACCTTTCTTTTTTTTATTATTATCCTTCTTATATATTTTTGATTTAGTATTTACATCTTTTAAATAATTTAAATTTTGATTAATATCTGACTGTTTGTTTACAGTATCATAATATTGAAATAATATATCACTTGTATTTTTATAATATTCTATTTCATCTAATTTATTTAACTCATTTAATCTTGATTTTATATCTAATATTTCTTCGCTTAGTTCTATATTACTAAACCATAATTTACTATTTATATCTTTATCTGTACTATTTTTAATAATATTTAATATATTATTTTTTTCCTCTTCGCAAAATTTTAGTTTATTTTTGTAATACAACTTTTCTTTATCGCTCTTTTCAAAATCCTTTATCATATTATTATGCATTGCATCTAATGTAAAAGTTTCATTTATATCAACAGAGACCTTTTTCTTTGATGACTTCTCTTTAAACATCATTATATTTGAATTATAAATATTAAGGTTTATATACAAAATTAAATTTGTGTCATATAATCTATATTTTTTTCTCCTCTAATAGTATAAAGAATATAGCGGGTGGTGGTCTTCTTCAATTAGTAGCTTATGGTGCTCAGGATGTTTATTTAACTGGTAATCCTCAAATTACCTTTTTTAAAGTAGTTTATCGTCGTCATACTAACTTCGCTATGGAAGCTATACAGCAGACATTTAATGGAAATATTGGATATGGAAACACAATAACCTGTCAAATATCGCGCAACGGCGATTTAATTAATCGCATGTATTTACAAGTAGATGTGCCCAAGAAAACTAGCACTGCTGCTACTGATTCATATGTTAACTACTTAGGTCTACGCTTAATAAAATCTGTAGTAGTAGAAATTGGTGGTCAACAAATAGATAAACATTATTCCGATTGGTTATACATATGGAACGAGTTATCTTTACCTATGGGCAAAAGATATGCTTATGATACTATGGTCGGAGCGGATAAAGATATAACAACTAATAAAAGTACTACATTATATATACCATTTGAATTCTGGTTTTGCCGTAATGTAGGTTTAGCACTTCCTTTAATTGCTCTTCAATATCACGAAGTTAAAGTAAAAATTGAATTTGAAACAAAAGTAAATTGTTTAATAGCTAGCTCTGTTTCTGCTACCGCCGCCGCTGCTTCTGCGCTCAACTTTCCTGAAATAAATTCCGCCTCATTATGGATAGACTATATATTCTTAGATACAGATGAACGTAGAAGATTTGCTCAATTATCTCATGAATATTTAATAGAACAACTTCAATTTACTGGTACTGAATCTCTTGTAAATAAAAGTAACCGTATTAAATTAAACTTCAATCATCCCTGCAAAGAATTAATCTGGGTAGCAAAAAGTTCTGGAACACACAAAAAAGCAAGATGGTACGATTATAATCTAGCGACATCTGCTATAGTTGACAATACCGCGCCGTTTTCAATAGATAGTGGCAATCAATCATATAGTAGTAATTATATTTATCAAGTTACACCGACTGCTGCGAATTACAATAATCCTTTCATAACCTCTATTTTACAATTAAATGGTAATGACCGTTTTGCAGTAAGAGAAGGATTATACTTCACACACGTTCAACCTTATCAACATCATACTAATGTTCCCGTTAATAATCCTATCAATGTATACTCGTTTGCTCTTAAACCAGAGGACCATCAACCAAGTGGCACTCTCAATATGTCTCGTATAGACACTGCTACTTTAATGGTTGAAGTTCAAGATCTTTCTGCTACCGGTGTAGGTATGCCTTTAGCTACAGAATATTCTTATACTGGTATTAATATATACGCAGTTAATTACAATGTATTACGTATATTATCTGGAATGGGTGGTTTAGCGTATTCTAATTAGTTATAATAAAATGTGTTATATAATTCCCTTTTTTTTTTCTCCTCTAATAGTATAAAGAATATAGCGTAAATGGGTGGTGGTCTTCTTCAATTAGTAGCTTATGGTGCTCAGGATGTTTATTTAACCGGTAATCCTCAAATTACCTTTTTCAAAGTAGTTTATCGTCGTCATACTAACTTCGCTATTGAAGCAATTCAACAAACTTTTAACGGAACTCCTACTTTCGGCAATCGTGTTACTTGTCAAATATCAAGAAATGGCGATTTAATACATCGCGTATATTTATCTATTATTGATTATACTTCTGGTGATACTACTGCTGAAACGGTTTGTCCTTATTTCGGTCTTCGCTTAATTAATTATGTAGAAATTGAAATAGGTGGTCAAAAAATAGATAAACATTATTCTCACTGGATGTATATATGGAATGAACTTTCATTACCTAAATCTAAAAAAGAAGCTTATAAAAAAATGGTTGGTTCTAATAATACCATCGCCAGATTACAAAATGCCAATCTCTATATACCTTTAGAATTCTGGTTTTGCCGCAATGTAGGTCTAGCGCTACCTTTAATTGCTCTACAATATCATGAAGTTAAGATAAATATTTTATTCGAAGAAAAAACTAAATGCCAAGGTTCGACTTCAGCTATAAAAGAACTATCATCTGTAAATTTATGGGTCGATTACATATTCTTAGATACTGATGAACGCAGAAGATTTGCTCAATTATCACATGAATATTTAATAGAACAATTACAATTTACTGGTGCTGAAACTGTAAATGCCGTAAGCATGAAACCAAAACTATCATTTAATCATCCGTGCAAAGAATTAGTCTGGGTTTCTACTTGCGACTATCATTTATCAGACCAACATACAAAAAATAATAATTGGGTAAATTATTCTACTACAGTAAACACTTATGCTACTGATACTACATTAACTGCTACTACATTACATGCAGCAACCAGCGTAGTTACTTCAACAAACCCTGTTGTATCCGCTAAACTTGTATTAAATGGCAATGATCGCTTTTCATTAAGACCTGGTTCTTATTTCAATTTAATACAACCTTATCAACATCACGAAAATATACCTTCAAACCCTGGTATTAATGTGTATTCATTCGCTCTAAAACCTGAAGAACATCAACCGAGCGGTACTCTCAATATGTCTCGTATTGATACTGTTTCTCCTCTAATAGTATAAAGAATATAGCGTAAATGGGTGGTGGTCTTCTTCAATTAGTAGCTTATGGTGCTCAGGATGTTTATTTAACTGGTAATCCTCAAATTACCTTTTTCAAAGTAGTTTATCGTCGTCATACTAACTTCGCTATTGAAGCTATTGAACAAACAGCAACAGGAGGTACTTCTCTAGGTTCGCGCGCAACTTTTCAACTAACCCGCAATGGTGATTTAATACACCGTATTTACTTTTACGGAAAAATAAAAAATAATTCAGATACCACTAGTACCGCTAATAAAGTTGCATTAGTTCCTAATTTTGGACAAAAATTATTGAAAACTATTGAACTTGAAATTGGGGGTCAACGTATAGATAAACATTATTCTGAATGGTTATACATATGGAATGAGTTATCTCTTCCTATTGGCAAACGCGAAGGTTATTATAAGATGGTTGGTGCAAATAAAGATAATAATTGCACACTATTAAATGGATCTGAATCTTATGAATTATATGTTCCTTTAGAATTTTGGTTTTGTCGCAATGTAGGTCTAGCACTTCCTTTAATTGCTCTACAATATCACGAAGTTAAAATAAATATCGAATATGAAACTGCCGCTAACTTATTTGATAAAGACACTAAAAATACAACTTTTAATGATTCTATAACAAAAAACAGTAATTACACCGCAAATAACATAAGTCTAGTAGACTCTAAATTATGGGTCGATTATATATTCTTAGATACTGATGAACGCAGAAGATTTGCTCAATTATCCCACGAATATTTAATTGAACAATTACAATTTACAGGAACTGATAATATAACTTCTTCTAACAATGCCGATGGTATGAAAAGTATGCGTATGAATTTTAATCATCCTTGCAAAGAACTTGTATGGGCTATAAAAAAAATTGATGACAGTGTATATTGGAATAACTTTTCTACTGCAACTCCATTATCGGGCGTTCCTGCAGCAACTCTAAATGATTATTATAATTCAACAAATCCAGTAATGCAAGCTAAAATAATGCTTAACGGTAATGATCGTTTTGCGCAAAGAAAAGGAGAATATTTTTCTTTAGTCCAACCTTACCAACATCACGAAAATACTCCAGATGACTTCCATAAAGGCATAAATGTTTATTCATTCGCTCTAAAACCTGAAGAACATCAACCAAGTGGTACTCTTAATATGTCTCGTATAGATACCGCTGTTCTTTCATTATCCTCATCCATACCAGGAAATATCTACATATATGCCGTAAATTATAATGTATTACGTATATTATCTGGTATGGGTGGTCTCGCTTATTCTAATTAAATATTATATGATATCTATGAT